GTAAGCGCAGTCGGGTCTAGTTCGCTAGATTACTCAAGGGTTAAATTCCCAAGAGTTTCCCAGCAATCTAGTTCGGCTCAGCCGGACTTTGGTTGTTTCCTTCCGCACCCGTGAGGGTTCTTCCACTAAGGAGAAGTGCATGTCTGTTGAACCTGTCGATGAAGGTTCGCCTTCTGATGAACTTTGGTTCACCAGGCGAGTGCTTCATAACTGTCCTTGGATGTCGATGCTTGAGAAAGTCATCTTCGTCCGACATAGGGCTCTTACTTTAGAGGAGAGAAACGCCGTCTGCGCAGAATTTGGTATCGAACCAGATCCTGCATGGTTGGATCAATATGTCCTCCATGACGGCGTTATAACGCGAAAGGAATAAGGTTATCATGGTTGTCCCTGCCCATACGCAAGCATACGGAGAGAGTGTTCTCTGGTTGCCGACCGATTGGACAGCAACAGGTCACGACGACTTCGGGAACCCTATTAATGTGGTTCAACACCGAGGTTATCCTGCAGGTAAGACCCTGCGACCTGGTCTGAACAAGGCTCCGTGGCATGGTGATGGTTACTGTATCCCTAAGGATTACAGTCGACTTATTTACCGTGTCGTTGAGTATCAAAACTATGAGTACATAGTTCAGAGTGACTTTGGGGGCTATGTGATTTACTCAGAACCCTTGATTGGGTCTCTTGAACCTAATCGTCCGTATAACTACGACGAATGGGGTCAAGACATCGATGCAGCGGCTCGTACAAAAGCTTTGAATAAGCTTCGAACGAACTCGATGCAGCTTGGTGCTGATTTAGGTGAAGCACATAAAACCCTCAACATGATAGCAGATCCGTGTGTTCGTGTTCTCAAGGCGTTACACGCCGCGAGACATGGTCGTTGGGGAAGTATTCCCAGGACCTTAGGCATGGACAAACGGGATGTGCTGACAGGTAAGTTCGCCGCTAACAAGTGGCTCGAGTACCAATATGGATGGCGCCCTTTATTGAGCGACATTTATAACGGTATGGACCGCCTGAAGGATGATTTCAGTATTCCCTCTACCTCTATGGTGGCCAAGGTCACCGCCAACGAGTACAGAACGTACGAGGAGGAGAGGATAGTTGGGAATAATGAATTCAAGATCAAGATGAACGGTTCCATGCGTGTTACGTATGGACTCTTCTATCGCGTCAACGACGCCACTATCGCAACCATTGATAGTGCTGGTCTTTTAAATCCTATAAGTATTGCCTGGGAGCTTGTTCCTTTCAGCTTTGTGCTCGATTGGTTCATTCCTGTGGGTAATGTCTTATCAGCCCTGTCCGCGACCGCGGGCCTGACTTTCGTTGATGGATATCGGAGTGAAGTAAGAAATCTCTCAGAGCAATTTGAGAGAATTCCCTTCACGTATCGCACGACGTATTCCACTGTGCACACGTTAGGTCTTGGAAAATACCTATCGTTAGGCAAAGTGTTTTACCGACAGCGACTTGGTGGGTTCCCTAATCCGGGACTCTATACCAATCCTAGTCCATTTTCCACCAAACACGTCGCTAACGCACTAGCGTTGCTTCGTCAACTACTGTAAGCAATTCCGCTTGCAATCTTTGCCTTATCGGCAAGAATGGAGACTATATGCCTCAGTTGACTGCTGCTGTCCTCAAAGACAGCGCGAACGCGGACCACACTTTCACTCCGAATGATATTACGGGTGGAGTGGCCCTGCTGGTGGAGTCCACCGGAGTACCCATTGGGGACTCGCGTCTTACGATTTCGACCGGTCAAACGCCTGCTGGTCGCCGCAAGGTGACTGTCAAGCTGGCCGTTCCTGTCGTCCAAGACGCCGTGGTGAGTGGGGTGACCCGTCCCACGGTCGTTCGTACTGCTTATTGCAATATGGACTTCTCGTTTGACGGTTCATCGAACACTGAAGAGCGTTCGGACATTCTCGCGTTCATCGCCTCCCTGATGGGAAATACGATGTTCAAGAGTGTGGCCAACGATCTTCAGGGTCTTTACTGAGCCGGCCCTAGGCAGACTCATGTGAACCCGGTGATAGTCGTTCTCTGATAATCGTGAAAATAATCACGCCTATTATTGTTACTTCTATTACATCACTTGTCTCCTTCTTAATAAAGAGGAGGCTCACCATGACTGGAGAACCAAATGGTAAAGCACCGTCGTCACGCGCCGAAGTGCGCCAATACGAAGATGCCCGAGGGACTAACAGAGGAACTCAGGATGAGGATACTCGCCCTACCGGATAACGTGAAAACGTCATACCTTAAGGAAGAGTGTTTCTCAAAATTTGTTTCCTCTGACACCGACGCTCCGGAGAACCGGAGACAGGCCGCCATTCGTAAATGGCTTTCTGTTGAACGAGATAACGAAGCAACAAATGAACGGCTTCTTTTAACCCCCGCGGAATATAATATTTTACCGCGGGTGCCGTTCGATCGCTTCGTTACTTTCTGTCAATCCATGATTGTCTCAATCATAGGAGAGACTGCACCTTTGGAGAGCCTTATTGGCTCTTTCTCAGGTGGAGCGTCCACGAGTCGTCCACGTACCGAAAGCTATCCGGCAAGTAAGTACCTCGGAAAAGCACATGCTACCGCTCGTTGCCTTGACCTCTTCTCGACTTTGGTCGATGAGTTGCCAGGGTGGCTTGCGGCAGAGCCTATCTCACCAGAGATAGTCTCAGGTAACGTGCTGTTCACTGTCCCCAAGAAGACCGATATAGATCGAGTTGCTTGTAAAGAACCCGATCTTAATATGTTCATTCAGAAGGGAATCGGTTCGCACTTTCGCGAGTGCTTACGCCGAATCGGCATAAACCTTAATGATCAGTCGATAAACCGATCATTAGCTCGGACGGGATCTATTTCCCGAGAACTCGCTACATTTGATCTTTCAAGTGCTAGTGATTCTGTGACAACAGGACTCGTTCAGTTGTTACTTCCTGAGTGCTGGTTCACCCTCCTTGACTCCGTTAGAAGTCATGTCACCGTCATCGACGGTGAGGAGCATCGGAATGAGATGTTCTCTTCTATGGGAAATGGCTTCACGTTCGAGTTGGAGAGTCTTCTCTTCTATACTCTTACGCGAGCCATAGCCTATTTTCGAGGCTCTCGTGGTATCGTATCCGTTTATGGTGACGACATCATATGCCCTGTTGGCATATCCACATATCTTCCTTTTGTGTTCTCCTACTTTGGGTTTTCGGTTAATCCCGATAAATCCTTCGTCGAAGGACCATTAAGGGAAAGTTGTGGTGGTCATTATTACGATGGGTACGATATAACTCCTTTCTACGTGAAGAAACCTATTGTTACTTTGTTAGACGTCATCGACGTCGCTAACAAGGTTAGGCAATGGGCAACAGAAGGATTAAGTAGCATCCTAAATCCAGAGGTCGATGACCTCTGGACATGGCTCGCTTCTCATATCCCTTCACGTCTTTGGGGTGGTGATGATACCAACTCTAAGTACCAGCTTGTCGCTTACGCGCCAAGTTCCCATAGGCTCGTCGAGCAGACGATCCGCAAAGATAATGGTACAGGAGGGTATTATCATTGGCTTAATGCCACCTGGGAACGCACCGACTTACGAGATGGTGTTAACACATCGTTTCGTTCTGTTTCGAAATCGGTATACCGATTAAGAAAGGTGCGTCATTCGGCAG